GGTTGCCGCTGATTCCTTCAACGTGGAGATGCAAAAGGAATGGTTTGCGTTTCGCGATCAGCGAACAAGGGGGGTAAAGCCAAAGGATAAAAAGGACCACTACCACATGGACGGTCAGGTTGTTGATTACAATGCTGATTTTGTGGACCCCCGAAGCGGTGAGCGAATTGAATTTCCCCAAGCCCCCGGCGGTTCTGCCGCAATGGTTATCAACTGCCGTTGCACTTGGGCCGCAATCCCAAAAAGGGATGAAAGGGGATTCATAATACAACGGAGGTGACCAGCCGCTAAGGCAATACCGAAACATGATAAGAACCGGGGACTGGCCCTCCAACTTTGAAAACAACGAGAATGAAAAAATACTTTGAGAGCAAAATGATTGGTGACTCGGTCCGTGATGTGTCCGAGAATGACCGTCGTGTGAAGGTTGCCATTTCCAAGATGGGCAACATTGATTTGGATGGGGACATGATTGAACACACGGCCTACACAAAGACTTTGGCCGAACGTGGACCAAAAGGGGCAAACCTTATTTGGCACCTGACCGATCACAACCCGTCCTTGAAATCTGCCGTTGGCAAGTTTTCGGATGTGTACGTTGACGGGGACTATTTGGTGGGAATCACAACCATCCCAAACACAACATGGGGCAATGATGTGTTGGAGTTTTACAAAACGGGACATATCAACCAACATTCGATTGGTTTCCGCACTATTAAGGCCGAAGCACAAAAGTCGAATGGCACTGAATACAATATGATCAAGGAGGTGTTGTTGTTTGAAGGTTCGGCGGTCCTTTGGGGTGCCAATCCTTTGACTCCAACCCTGACGGCTGGCAAATCCTTCACAAAGGATGACATTGCCGTTGAACACGAAAAGTTGAGCAAGGAAATGGGCCTTTTGCTCAAATCATTAAAAGACGGCCGTTACTCAGACGATGCTTTTGAGTTCATGGAAATCCGTTTGGCCCAAATAAACGAGGCACTTAAATCCATCCTGACCATTGAGGCGGAAACCACTGAACCCGTGCAAACAGTTCAGCCGGAAGTCGATTTGAAGGGTTTGGATGTTGCAATAAACAATTTAATCAAAACAATCAATTCCTAACAAAATGGAAAACGTTGAAAAAATCGTTGCCGAGGTGAAATCAGCCACCGATGCAGTTAATACGATGAAGGCCGCAAATGATGCTGCCATTGCTGATGTTAAAGGTCAAGTTGCTGAAGTAAAGTCTGCCATTGTTACAATGGACGAGGCTGCTAAGGCTAACCAAAAGGCCCTTGACGAACTGATTGCCGCTAAGAATGCAAAGAGTCTGGAAACTAAAAAAGCCAAGTCTTTTGGTGATTCTTTTTCTGAGGCTATGAATGAGGCATTTGAAAGCAAGCAATCTGAGTTCAAAGCATTCGCCAAAGATCGCAATGCAAAGCTGGTTCTTGAGTTAAAAGATGTTGCAAACATGACTTTGACTAACAACCTCACTGGTGATGGTCAAGCTACTTACAACACCCGTCAAGGTCTGGTGCCTTCACAGAAAATCAATTTCCGTGACTTGGTTCCTACAACTCAATCTCCTACTGGTCTGTATGTGACCTACCGTGAAACCGGAACTGAGGGTGCAATCACCGTTCAGACTGAAGGTAACGCAAAAGGACAGATTGATTACGATCTGACTGAGGTTAAAGTGGTTTCTGACTACATCGCTGGCTTTGCTCGTTTCAGCAAGCAAATGATGTTCCAACTGCCTTTCCTCCAATCTTCACTTCAGCGGATGTTGCTGCGTGACTTCTACAAAAAAGAGAATCAGCAGTTTTTCACTGCCGTAAGTGGTGCAGCTACCGGAAGCACAACTACTTCCGCAACTGTTGATGCTGAGCAACTCGTTGACTGGATTGCCAACCAATTGAATGCGAATTTCAACGCATCTTTTGCTTTGGTAAACTATGCACAATGGGCTCGCTTACTGAAAACCAAGCCATCTGACTATTCAGTTCCCGGTGGTGTAATCATTGATCCTAATGGAAACATCCGTATCTGCGGTGTACCTGTTATCGGTGCATCTTGGGTAACTGATGACAAGGCTTTGATTATCGACAGCGACTACATTGAGCGTGTAGAAACTGAGAGCCTGCGTGTTGAGTTCAGCTACGAAGATAGCGACAACTTCCAGCGTAACCTCGTTACTGCTCGTGTTGAGTGCTTTGAGGACATCAATCTCATGCGTACCGATGCCGTTATTTACGGAGATTTCGGTAACGCATCCTAATAGGCTGTTTGTTTGATGTGGTGATTTAGGGGGTCGGGTTCGGCCCGGCCCCTTTTTTAATTAAATGTATGAAATACAATTTGCTGATTGATTGGGAAGATTTGACAAATGAGTCTGGCATTGAAGAGCCATTGACGGTTCAAGAGGTTAAGGACTATTTGCGTTTGGAGGGTTTCATTGACAACTACGAATCTGTTTCGTCTGAATTTGACGATGACGATGCGTTGATTGAAGATTTAATTCGTGGGACCCGTGAGGCCATGGAGGAATACACCGGGCTCTCATTCATCCCAAAGACATGGCAAATTGAGTTTGACAACTATGCCGGGAACTTTGAGATTCCATTTGGTCCAGTAATTGACATTTTGGAACTGCACCCACAGGGTGAGTCACTTGCATCGGATGAATTGGATTTCACAACAAGTTCAAACAAACGCATTTTGAAAAGCCCTCAGTATGGCAATTTAGTCATGCTGTATGATGCTGGCTATATAACATTGCCCAAACGATTAAAAGACGCAATGCTCAAAGAGATTGCCTATCGTTATGAAAACCGGGGTGATGTTAATGTTGACGGAATAAGCAAGGAGGCGACAATGCTTGCATCAACCTACAAAACAACAATAACTTGGCTGGGATAGGCACATATAAACCAATCAAGATTTTCAAGATCTCCAATGTTCAAGATGAAAATGGGGATATGCTTGAAGATACCGAACTACTTTTCACGCTATGGGCTGAGGTCGAAAGCGTTGGGGGAAGTTCTACATTGCAAAATGGCAAAACCAATTTGCAAGACACAAAACGATTCAAAGTAAGATTTCGCCCTGATATGGTCCTGACTACCGATTGGATCATTCAGTATTTTGGCAAGGTCTATGAAATATCCAACATTGAACGCATCAATGAAAAGCGTTTCAATGTGTTAATCACTGCAACTGGAACTTACAACACACTGACAACCAATAACACGGTTTTCCCTGATGGAACACCCGGTGGGGGTGGAAATGGTGGCACTTCTGCCGATTTCCCCGGTCTGACATATGGGGATGGGGTGCCAGCGGTTCCGAGTGGGGCATATTCAAGATTTCAGTTAAATAGTTCCCTTTATTTTCAAATCATTTGCAGCCATACATATATTTTGAGATGGCCGAATGCGGTGAATTTGCAATATCCAAGGAGTAATTTGGCGGCCAGCGTTTACGACTTCAACGTTTTTGGGGCATCATATATGGATTTTTATTTCACCCCGAATGTTGACCGATTCAACTTTTTGATGAACGGGGGACAAATTGCAACGGCTCCGGATAACCTACCCAGCACAATCACCGATTTGAGCATTGTGGGTGGTTTGACCACATCCTTTGTGGTTCCGGCAAATGTCAACAAATTGCAATTGGCATTCAACAATTTAGACCTAAACGCTGCGGACGAAATCATGCAGCATTTGGTTGACAATAATGTGAACAACGGGACGCTTGCAATCCGAGCCCAAACAAGTGGGTTGTTGAACATCATGAGTTTGGCTAACTATACTACACTGACCTCACGAAATTGGCAAATCACTTGATTCAAGTCAACACCATAGGACTGGAACAATACAAAAATGCCATAAAAACGGCAAAAAAGGATGTGCAAACGAACATATCCAACGAAATCCGTGCGGCTGCAATGGAGTTTGAGGCATTGGCTAAAAGAAACGCAGCAAACAACGGCGGTGACCAAGGGGGATTGCAAAAGTCAATTGGCCATCGTCAAATCAATGCGTTGACATATGAAATTTTTGCTGGCATATCATATGCCCCATTTGTAGAGTTTGGGACAAAAAGTAAGGTCAGAATTGAACCGGGGTTTGAAGATGTGGCGGCCCAATTTAGGGGGCAAAAGGGGACAGGGACATTGTCATTGATTGAGGCAATAAAAGCATGGGTAAAGCGAAAAGGGATTGCTAAAGGCAAAGATGCTGATCGGGCGGCATTTAACATTGCCCGTTCAATTTACCGAAATGGTATTTCGCCAAAGCCCTTTTTCTATAAAAATGTGGCCCCAGTTCGCAGCAACTTATTGACACGAATAAAAGCAATAATTGATGGCGTATAAAGAGGCAATATATGAATTGAAAACCGAATGGTTCAAACTGCTCAATGGGATCAGTTTGCCCGTTTACAAGGATTCGGTCCCAATCAATCAGATCACTAACTATGTTTTGATTAGGTCAGAGGGGTCAACGGACACTGGGATCACCAATACAGGTTTTTTTCGGTCTGTGGTGATTGTGGTTGAAATCAATTGCAAAAATCCAACAATCGGAAACTCGGTTACCGCATATGAAGTCGCTCAGGAAATTAGTGACCTGATTTTGTTGAGTCCAAACACTTTTGGAATAACTTTGACAAATCACCAAATCACTCAAATAACACTACAAAGCGAAGACGAAATTTACGAAGACGATGGAAGCACAAAAATCTTCCGTGTCATAAAAAGATTTGAGCATTTTCTAACACAAAAATAAAAAGTACAAAAATGGCTGCTCCAACAACAATCTCCGGGTCGCTGATGTTCATTGAATATTCAGATACTCCGGCTGGTGCAAAAAAGTCGGCTGTTTGTCAAAGTGAGGGATCATTTGACGGCAGTCGCAACGTAGTAAGTGATGAAACAAACTGCGGAGTTCTGAAATCTATGGGTCCAGCAAACAACCGATTCACATTGAATGCCGTTGTTGATTTGGCTCCTGATGCTGGTGAGGCAAGCTACAATGACTATCAAGCATTGTATCAGAACAATACCCAAAAGTATTGGCATCTGACAGATTCTAACAATGACCTCTACCATGGCGGTTATGGTTGGATTGCTGCCCTCGGCCAACAAAATGTGTCTGGTCAAACTGCAAAGTTCACCATGACCATTGAAATTGATGGTGACATTGATATTACACCTCAGTCCTAATAAATCACAAACACATGAAACAAACGCAACACACAATTGGAGGGGTAGAATATACACTGGACTTCGGTAGGTTGTGGTTTTCCAAGTTCTTTGGTGAAGCCACATCCTCCGATCCACTCCAAATGTCAGAACTATTGACAAAGCCGGACAAGCAATTCGATTTCATTTGTGGAATCGTTTATGCTGGTATTAACTGCCACAAAAAGGTCACAAAGGACACCAATTTGGTGACAATGGCCCAATGTCAGGAATGGGTCGGTGAAATGACCGACACAGATGCCGCTTTGTTGATTACAAAGTTCGTTGATGCTCAGAAACCGGCAGAACCGGGGGAAGGGCAACCCCAAGTGAATCCCTAACTTGGGATGAAATAAGGGCCGAGGCATTCGGCCAAATGGGATTGATGCCTGACCAATTCTATGACCTTGAGTTCGGGGACTATTTCCTGATGCGAAGGGGTTATATTGAAAAGGTCAAAGTTGACAGTCAATTGTTGCGGTTTCAGACTGCCCTAATATGTGAAGCATTTTTAGGCAAAGGTCAGGGGACAAGGTTTGTCATGGAAGCATGGCAACTGGAGGAAAAGGTTGAATTGACGAGGGAACAAGTCAAACAAGCATTAAAAGAGAAACGGGAACGGGAGGAATTGGCAAGGCTTAAAAAACAGGGCAAAATCTAATGGCGAATCAATTAAATATACAGGTCGGGGCCGATGTTTCTGGTGCCATTAGTGGCCTAAATCAATTAGAAACAAAAACGGCCAAGGCATTTGGTGAGGTCAAAAGAGCATCGGGAGCCGCACAGGCCACGGTCATAAATTTCGGCCGTGTCATTCAGGATGCTCCCTATGCAGTAATTGCCGGCAACATTGGAGCCATTGCGAACAACATTGACCCACTCGTTGAATCATTTGGCCGTGCAAGGGCTCAAGGGGGCAGTTTTGGTGGAACACTGAAGGAAATAGGTAAATCGTTGATTGGTCCGGCTGGTATCGGTTTGGCCATTTCAGCGGTCACATCGGCATTGGTTTTGTGGGGTGGCAGATCAAAGCAAGCCAAAAGCGACACGGATGACTTTGCCAAATCCCTACAAAATGCAAAGGCACAGGCGGTTTCAACTGGGTTGCAATTGCAACAATTTGTTGACACTGCTAAAAATAGCACCATTCCACTTGAACAAAGGAATGAAGCACTAAGGAAAGCGAACGAAATCCTTGGCAAATACGGTGAAACATTAACCCTGACCAACATTGCAACGGCTAAGGCCACCGAATTGGTCAAAAACTATACTGAGGGACTGACTGCCCAAGCGTTAGCCAATCAGTTTGCCGACCGGGCTGCAACCTTGTTAATCAAACAAGCGGATGCACAAAGCAAAGTCACAAAGGCACAGGACGAATATAATAAAGCCCAACAGGCTTTCATAAATAGGCCAGCATTAAGCGTAAGGGATCAGGAATTGGGCCGTGGGTTGGTATTTATCACCCAAAGAGATCAGGCCCTAAAAAACCTAACTGATGCCCAAACAGATTATTCAAATGTCACCAAAGAGGTTGTTGACATACAAAAGCAATTCAATGAGCAAGCCCAAAAATCAACATCATTGCTTGGGGCTGTTGGGACTAAGGCAAAAGAGGTAAAGGTTGAGGACTTTGATTTTATTGGTGGCATTCAGGCCGGATTGAAAGGTTTTGAGGATGCGTTAAAGGTTATATTAGGTCGGGCAATTGATATTGGCAAAATAAAAATTGCCGTTTCTGGTGTTGCATTTGAACCAAAGCCGTCATTTTTTGAACAATTACAAAGTCAAACAAGCGAAAAGATTGCCAAGGCATTCCCGGAGGCTTTTCAATTTAAGGTTGCGGCCACAATTGACAAATCAACATTCGATTCATTAAAAAGGGTTGTTGAAATAAACAACCTAATTGGTGACCAAATCAAAAATGTTGTTGGGTCGGCAATCAATAGTTTATTTGATGCGTTAAAACGTGGCGAAAATGCTTTCAAGGCATTTGGAAATGCAGCAATCAATGCCCTTTTGGGGGTGATTGAAAAGCTATTGGCGACGGCTGCGACTGCCGCCATTTTAAGTTTCATATTTCCGGTCACTGGGGTTGGTGGTGCGGTTGGGTTTCAAAACATATTTAGTAGCTTATTGGGATTCCGTGCAAATGGAGGCCCGGTAAGTGGAAATGCCCCATACATTGTTGGGGAAAGGGGTCCTGAATTGTTCGTACCTTCGGTGAGTGGACGAGTGGTGCCAAATAACCAATTGGGATCATTCAATGGCCGTTCATCATTCGCAACGGGTGGTGGTGGCCGTTCAATAGTTCGTGGAACTGACATTTTGCTTGCAAGTGCAAGGACACAAAGATCAATCAGCCGAGTAAATGCCTAAAGTATACATTGGAAGGTTTACGAATAGTCAGGTTCTATATTCTGACAACTCCGACTTTGGACAAGAGGTGATTGTCAAAATCATTGATGTCACTGATACATCCGATCAGGAAGTTGAGATTGAATTGGCTGACAACCCGGTCACAATCCGGGTGATTGACAACAATGAGGACAAGTTTACACCCATTCGGTCAAAGGCTTGCGAATTGAGGTTGCATACATCCCCAAACATTAACATCATGACATTTGGTGGTGGTGGTGACAATCAATACAAAGTCCAAATCCGTATGGATTCGAGCGACTTGGATGTGTTTGAGGGTTGGTTGTCAATTAGTGATTTGCGTCAGGATTTTCAGCCTGATCCGAATGTATTGGTTTTGACGGCTACCGATGGACTTGGGTTTTTGAAAGATGTGCCGCTAACTGATTACAATGGCAACACATTCAAAGGCCCAAATCGGTTGGCTGACTACATTGCCGGATGCCTACGCAAAACCGGGTTGGAAAAGTCGCTAATTGCCGAAATGAATGTCCGCGAGTCAACCCAAGTTGCCAGCTATTTAGGGCATATCTACCACACAATCTATGTGGATGCACAAACCTTTGCGACAAGCATACAGGAATATCAAGATTGTTTTACGGTCCTCGAAAGAATATTAGGCGAATATTGTGAGTTGAGTCAGCAAAAAAATGAATGGTATATCCGTGCCATTGACGAATTTGACGCACAGGATAGCATTCAAGTCCGATTCAATTCCGCTGGTCAGATACAAAGCCAGTTGCCTATTGTTGCCTATGACAAATTGATTGGTTCAAACATGGCCCTTTATCAAATGGGTTTTATGAATGACGATGCAAGCATGAGTTTGCAAAGGCCATACAAATTTGTCAAACATATTTACAACTTTGAATTGCCGGAAGAATTACCATGCAATATTGATTTTAACCGAGGTGACTTCATTGCAGATTTGCCTGACGAAACAATTGACGGCAAAACCTACACGGCAAAGAGTTATGAAGTACAATGTTGGGACCCTTTATGGTCAAACACCAGTTCGGACGATTACCAAGATACAGGCATATACATAAAGAAACTATTTGACGAATTTGGCAATCAATTTGCCCATTCGTTGAATTTAGATGACAATGCGAGCCGATTTACATTTGTAATGTCGGAACCAATCCCAGTACAAGCCAAGGACAAATTTGAATTGAGTTTGGAACGGCGGTTGAGTTCTGATGTAAGTGGGTCCGGGTCATTTATTGACCTTCACGTTCAAGTCCGTTTATACGGATCAAATGGAACATTTTGGACACACGATTCGGGAACATCAGTTGATCCGCAACGTGCATGGGTTCAATGCACTTCAACATTCAGAACAAACCAAAAATATTTTGCCATTGAGGGGGATGTTGTAAATGATTTAACTGAGGCCATTGGGTTGTATAACGGCGAATCGGCTGAAATCCCCGTCAGCGGTGAAATTCGCATTTTGTTGTATCGGTCAAGTCTTTACGGGAATACCCGTGACACATATTTCAGCAATGTGCAATTTGAATACATCCCATGGGTAAATGGGTCCTATCGGCAATACACTGGACAGGAACACCAAGTTGAGCAATCAGGTGACTATAAGGCAAGCCGAGAGGAAAATGTTTATATTTCAGATTCCCCAGCCCGTGTGTACAAAGGGGCATTGC